AGTATTTATTAATCCAAATGGAAGCATCTCTTCTTCAAACATTCTTTCGTTTTGGTCGTAGATTTGCTTACGGATATCAAGGTCTGTAAGTTCTTTTAGATACGGTTGTGTAGTTAACCAAGCAAAGAGAACACAGCACATGGCCATATCATCATGGCCTTCTTCTGCTTCGTAAGATTGGTTACCTTTTAAACTGTTCTTGAGCGAGAATCTTGTCAATTCATAAATTGTGTCATAATCTGTAACAATAAATTTATCAGATTCTATCAGAGTCTTGAGTGTAGCACAACCAATTCTTTTTACCTGCTTGGTAGTTCTTACACCACGAGTCGTCGAAGTAGCAAAACCACCAGAAAGACTTTGGCCAGATCTACCATTATTAGCAGTAACAAAGATGCCTTCATACTCTAAATCATAGTGAAGAATATCAGCAACTTGCTGACCAATATCGTTTGTTTCTACAAGTACAACCGCATCATTATAATGCTTTGCCACTTCATATATGATGTTAGGATAAAGAAGTGGACTTAATAAGTTATTTCTAAATGTGGCAACTTGTCTATATGGTAAATTATTTACGTTTACTACAATGAAAGCTGAGTAATCAGCACCAGCTCCTCGAGAAGTATCTACTATAATTGCGTAAATATTATCTTTGATTGGTTCTTCGTAAACTTTCAAACCTGCTGGTGTCGTATGAATTGGATGCTTATAAACCATGTTACGAAGTTTATTTGGGTTAATCAGTGTATTCGATGAACCAAGGAATTCGCATTCATATTCTTGTCTGAACTGGTCTTCAGAGGTGTTGGAAATTGTTTCTTCTTTCCATGCCTCATCACGTCCTGGAATTTGTGACCAGTGAACGTCAACACGAGCATAAGCATTTCTACCTTCTTCAGACTCAGTCCAAATACGATAGAACATGTTCATACCGTTTGGAGTCGACGTGACTAGAACCTTCGAGCTCTGACCGGATGAAATGGTAGGATAAACCGAAGCGAAGAACTCGTCTTGAATATTGGTAGGAACGAACGCAAACTCGTCCAGGTATACCATGTTCTGAGACGTACCACGAATAGCAGAAGATGATGTAGCCGATGCCAGGATTTCAGATCCGTTTTCGAGCTTAATGTTACCCTTGTTCCATTCGGTAACACCCATCTGAAGCCACTTCGGAAGGTGTTCGAACATCAACTGAATACGACCCAGAATCTCTCGAGCCTGTCTGTCCTTGTTGGCCAGAATAGCAATCGAGTATTCTTCGTTAAAGAGGATCTTCCAGAGCAGATAAGCAGCAACAGTGGTTGTCTTACCAACCTGACGAGGCATCTTACAGATAACAAAACGATTGGCCTCAAAGGAAAGAATCATTTCCTTCTGGAATTCCCAGAGCGGGAACATAATCAGGCCTTTATCGATGTTAACGATCTTACAATACGTTAAGATAAAGTAAATGGGATCCTGAGAACACTTGATGTACTCGGACACTTGTTCCGGCGAATACTCTACTTTTGTATCTGCTCTCTTGAGCCTAGGATTACCTAGATAATTTTCACTGCCCATCTTTATTTTGCTTTAAGTACTTTTGCAGCTCTGCAGTTGATCCGACAAATAGATTATTTGTAACCTGTTGAGGCGTAGCTTTTGGGTCGTCCTCCAAAAGTTTTTTCTTCTTGGCCTGGAGATCAAGCAAGTCTTTGCTGGCTCCTACCATAGTGTTCATCATAGTAGCAAGAACTTCATAAGCTCTTGGGTGTTGACTTTGACGAGCCACATCCATGAGATCAAAGAGAGCTTCTTGTCCCTTGTTAATTACTTCCATCATGTTTTCACGAGCGTAATCAAAATCCGCTTCAACTTGTGGAATTGCTTTTCTTTCAATGACAGCAGGAAGACTTCCCTTGCCAATATTTGAAATTTCATTACTCATTAGATATTCTCTTCAAAGTCATTAATAAATCCATAGTTATCTGTTGCTTTAATTTCAAGATAATCAATAGACGCTGATGCATTGCTGGTTGGTGAACCATTTGCCAGAAGTCCTGGCTTGGCAGTAACTATTACTGTGTTTGCTGTAGTCGAAGCATTGGCTGTTGTAGGTGAATCTGTAAGTCGCATATTTGCTGTAGCAAACTTGACAAGACCTGTTTTCTTACTTGGACCAAAGATGTATCCCTTCAATGTAAATGTCAGATCCCAGACAATAGCTCTTCTTTCTTCAAAGCTACCTTCATATGTATCAGATACATTTATATCGTTTAGAATAATTGGAACGTCGAATGTTGCACCAATTTCTGGTATTAGATTTACAGTAGCGGTCCAGTCTGGAGTAAAGTATGGAAGAATCTGTTCAACGATTCTTGTTCCATCTTCAGCATTCTTTACCATGATTGACATTTGGAATGTAATGTTATATGGCACTGGCATATACTGATAAGATACGCGATCATCCGAACCATTATTTGTTGGTTGCTTATAGATTCTATTCAGTGTATTCAGTTTTCTATCAGGGTCATATGTAAATGACGTCATCTCAAAAGAAATACGTGGAAGTACTACACCAACTTTATTTGCAAGAGTTGGGTTGCCTTCAAGTCTTGCCAGAAACTTTTCTTTTGGTCCATAAGAAAGTGGAACTTTGAGAGTCTGAATTGACTCACCGGAAACACTATCTCTTGTAATCCAGATATCATTGAAGATAGTTCCGAATAGAATTACATATTTTCTAAGTGTATCATGATGCCATGTACGACCGAACATTATGCGTTCCCTTCACTAAATGGATCGATTTGAGTCCAGTCTAGAATGCTTTCACCTTCAGTTTCAAATTCTGTATTATCTTCGTATGGATCTCTTGCTTGTTCTTCAAAGTTATAACCACCCTGAACAATTTGATATCCATCTTGGTCTGTAATAATATATCTATCTTGAGTTAGAAGAGCATATTCAGAAGCATCGAGTGAAAGATTGGTTTCAATGCTATCAATCGCTTCAATGCCAGTATTGAATCTTTCTGAGCTGTATTCAAACATTTCACAAACCAGATCATACATCTGGATTGCGCCCATTTGATAGAATACTGGATTCTTGTTTACATACTTGATAACAAGTAAACGATCAAGCATTGGAATGTAAATGAGATCGCCTTCTTGTGGACGATCGATCATTTCAATATTTCCAATTTCATTCATAAAGTTACGAACAGAAACTGTGAGAGTCATCTGATCACGAATTTCTAGATTAAACTTAGACAAGAAGTTACCATCACCTTCGTAGCTATCAAAGTTACGAATGTAAAGATCGATGTAATAAGCAGACTTATATTCTGAAATTGTATCTTCACCATAGATATCATCTTTGGCTATCAATGTTCTAGGACAATAGTACATGTCATGGCCATAGATCTTGATAGACTCGAGTACGAGATCTTCAATCAAAACCTGTTCTTGGCTATTTGTAAAGTTATTGAAATAGAAATTGGTAGTCAAGATCTTATCCGATCATATCAAGAACTGGAAGAGAATATGATGAGATCATCTCGTCTTCCATTCTTCTTAATTCTTCCGTAGCGTCGTCGTAGATCTTTTCGCCATTAAACTGAACACCACCTGGTAAAGACATACCAGTGAACTTTGTCAGGTTAGAACCCCATTGTCTCTTGATCTGTGCAGTAGCATAGTTTTGAAGCCAACGGTCATTCCATGCATCTGTCCATGTTTCTGGATTCACAACTTCATATGCTTCAACAAGCAGGAATGTACCAACCGGAACTGTGTTCCAGTCCATATCAACATGGAGTCTGTCTTTATGTCTTTGATAACGAATTGGTTGCTGACCAACAAGAAGTTCTGTGACAAGCGCAAGATGTTCCATTACCATATAGTAAGGAACGAGAGAAACGTTTGTCAATGTATAGAGGTCGTTCAGAGCAATCTGATAACGAATATTGAAAAGATCGTCGGCACGAATTGATGGATCGCCAATCTGGAAAACTCGAACTGCGCCAATGATATTCTCAGGCAGTGTGATGTACTTGTTGGCTTTATCGTCAGCGGTCACTTGATGCTTGTAATAGATTCTATCCGAACCATCAAAGTGATAGTCGTACCAGTAACGGATTGCTTCGTCAATACGATCATCTACCTGATCGTCATCAACGTTGATCTCA